ATCCGAACGGTCAACAGGCGGAGACCCGTTAACAGCGGACGCAGCGCAAACATCCGCTACGCAAGCGGATGCGAAACCTGCGGAGATCGCACAATGAGCCAGTTAGTAAATGCGAAAACAGGGAAGCGGCAGTGAAGAAAAAGCAAGTCAGATCGTACAAAGACCCCTGGTACGTGCCGCATAACTACCTACGCACCAGCCGGGCCGAGGCGGCTGCCCTGGCGGCTGTCTCGTGGCTTGACACCCGTGCTAAAGGGGCTGGGCCTCGCAGTTACACCGAGTGGTTCAAGGTGCTGCATACATGCGCCTACCATGCCATCAAATCAACATCCGAGCAAGGCAAAGCGATATGGACCAGTAGGTGGGAGCGTGTGCTTGGGTACTTGGTCGAAGCCAACATGGGACTTGCATATTCAAGGGCTCGTTATTTTTCTAGGTATTGTACGGATATTGACGAATTGGAAAGCGAAGCAGCATCTGCTTTGTACCGTGCGGTGTGCCGGTTCAACCCGTGGCTTGGATGGACGTTTAGCACCTTTGCTTGCAACGTGATTAACAATTCTATCGGAAGATACCTCCAGTTGAGAAACAAGAATAAAAAGCTTACACCGGTCAGTTTTGAAAAGGAGTACGAAAGGCCGATAGTTGGCAAGAAAAGATCTGATGAGCTTGTATTGGACAGACTGTGCGTCGCCATGGAAAAGAACTTGGCGGAACTTAACGATGCTGAAAAGCAGGTGCTTTCCTTAAGGTTCCCACTGGACGGAAGCAATCCAGTGATATTTGAACTGATTGGTGCACGCATGGGCCTCTGCAAGGAGCGGGTGCGGCAAATTCAGGTAAAGGCTTTAAGGAAGCTAAGAGAGGTGCTGGAAGAAGATCCAGTACTTCAATAAGGAGTCTTGCGTTGAGAGAAAAACCAATCCCGCGTATTGCTACCAATGAGGAAACGGCTGCGTTCCTTCGAACAAGCTATGCCGCCTTTATGGCAAACACCATGTCCACAAGGGCTAAAGTGCTGTCACAGCTTTTAGACCCTAGGCGGGATCTGGATAATGAGTGTGGGTACGTAAGGGAACCCACTGCTGCTGAATTTGACGAGATGTACCGCAAGGAGGGGATTGCTCGTCGTGTGGTCAACATCTGGCCGAGTGAGTGTTGGCAGGTAAACCCGGAGGTTTGGGTTTCAGAAGAGCCTGATGACACTGAGTTTGAGGCAGCATGGAAGAAATTGGTGCTGGATCATGATCTTTGGTCTGTAATGGAGAGGGCAGACAAGATCAGCGGCATTGGCCGGTTCGGCATCATTTTGCTTGGCATTGATGACGGCAAGCCATTGGAGCAGCCCGTAGACATTTCTGGGAAGAGAAAGCACAAGCTGATCTATACCAGAACGTTCGATGAGTCGGTAATTACTATCAAGGAGGTGGAAGGCAACCCCAATAACCCGAGGTTTGGCAAGCCGAAGCTGTATTCTGTGAAGTTTGAGAACTCAGTCGACGGATCTACCAACCTCACAGAGACAAATATTCACTGGACACGGTGCATCCATCTGGCAGATGGCAAGCGCATGAGCGAGGTGTTTGGCGAAAGCAGAATGCGGCCTGTATTCAACCGCTTGCAGGACATCCGCAAGATTGCTGGCGGCTCTGCCGAGATGTTTTGGCAGGGCGCGTTCCCCGGCCTCAGCTTTCAGGTGGATCCAAGGTTCCTTGAGTTTGGTGCTGTTGAGATTGACAAGGAAACACTGAAAAAGGAAATGGAGGAATACGCCAACGGGTTGCAGCGGTGGATGTCAACTGTTGGTGTGGATGTAAAGAGCCTTGCCCCACAGGTCTACGATCCCTCTCATCACATCGAGATAAACCTGAAGCTTATTGCACTTGCTCTTGATGTGCCTTACCGGGTGTTTATGGGCACGGAGGAGGCAAAGCTAGCCAGCGGGCAGGATAGTAAGACGTGGGCTAAGCGTGTGGCAGAGCGGCAGAACAAATACCTGACCCCGTATGTTGTACGGGAGATTATTGATAGGCTAGTGATGTTTGGTGTGCTGCCACCCCCGGAGGGTACGCTGCACATTGATTGGCCGGACATGCTTACTCCATCCGACCAGGAGAAGGCAGAAGTGGCAAAGGCTAAGACCTCTGCCATGAGGGATTATGTGCAGGGCGATGTTGAGATGATCTACCCGCTGAAGCACTTCCTTATGGATATCCTTGGGGTATCGTCTGAAAAGGCCAACATTATCATCGAGGCTGTTAAGGTAAACGATGAGTTTACTGCGGATGCTGGGGAGGCTGCTGGACGCCCGGCCAAGACTGTGAAGCTTGTAAAGAGTGAATAATGCCCAGAACAACGCAAATAGACCCAAGTCGGACAACTACTATCCGTCGGGCCTTTGCGGCGGATATTGTTCGTCGGTTTCGTGCAGTGCAGGCCTCCATCAAGGAGGTCGTAGTTGTTCGTGATGTGTTTGGGCTAATGCCAGCCAAGCATATCGTAGTGCATCAAGACCTTCCCCCAAGGGCTTTTGAGTTCAAAAATGACCCAGGCAAAATCGAGGCTTTTCGTGCTTGGCTCAAGGAAATGACGGACGCCAAGATACTCTCTACAGATTACAAGGGGGAGCCTTGGCTGGCTAAGTATATTGAGTCGGCATACAAGAAGGGCAAGCTTCGTGGCTACCAGCAAGTAATACGAAGCAGGCGGACGAAAGAAGAGCCCGTAATGCCGTCCATTGGGGTGGTGTTTGGTGCCCCTGAGACCGTTATTGCTGTGCAGGCTTTGTTCACCCGTGCATTTAATGAGCTGCGTGGTGTGAACGACGCAATGGCACAGCAACTTTCCCGCATACTATCACAAGGCTTTGCCCAGGGCCAGAACCCGATTGAAATTGCCCGTGCTATGACTAGAGAGATTGATGTTCTAACTAGGCAGCGGGCAGTATTGATTGCACGGACTGAGACCATACGGGCACATGCAGAGGCTCAACTTGATGCTTACAAAGAAATGAGCATTGAGCAAGTTGAGGTGCTGGCCGAGTGGCTTACGGCTGGTGACGACAGGGTGTGTCCGTTGTGCTCGGCACAGGCTGGCGCAGTGTATACAGTGGATGAAGCAAGGGGCATGATCCCGATGCACCCACTGTGCCGGTGTGCTTGGGCACCTGTTGCGGTAAGGAAGGCAGCGGCATGAACATAGAATACACGACGACAGCTACATGCAGGCCAGAGGTATTTGAGCGTACTTTGGCCTCGTTCTCCTCAAAGCTAATAGGCAATAACTTCAAGTCTTCCCTGCTGCACTTGAATGTTGATCCAGTACCAGTGGCAAACGATGCAGTTGAGGTCCTCAGGGTAGCCAGAAGGTACTTTGGGTCGGTAAACTGCAATATACCAGAGCGGCCGTCTTTTCCTGCTGCGGTAAGGTGGTGTTGGTCCCAGCCAAGCACAGATTACTTCTTTCACCTTGAAGATGACTGGGAAATGACAGAACCATTTGCTCTCAAGGATATGGTAGAATTAATGGAGAGGCATGTTGGGCTGTCTTGTGTGAACTTGCGGGCTTATGTAGGTGCGAGGTCAAAAATAGACACAAGGATTTGCCTACTGCCTGGGCTGCACAGGACCCGAGATGCTAAGGTAATTGCGTCTAGGCTGTCCCTGACCGCTAACCCAGAGAAGCAGTTGCGGCCTATCACAGCCGAAAATCCTGAGGGTGGAAAGCAAGATCCATTCATAGGAACACAAGTGCCTATGTACCCAATACTGAGGGACATAGGCCGCGAGTGGTTGTCTAAAAGCGGGTGGGAGAAAGATCGACAGGTTTACTTCACTACTTGGCGCAAGAAAAAAGGACCAGCTAATGATCCCATTGCATAAAATGAAGGCTCCAGGGGACTACCGGCCCGGCATTTGGCGGGGCAGGGTCCTTCAGATCAAAGTGACAAACGCTTGTGATCTTGACTGTAAGAATTGCTCTGTTGGAGTTGGCTTTGCCAGAAAGCTCCGCAGGGTGTTTTTTATGAAGCCAGAGCAGTTTCGGCAGGCGTGCAGAAGTCTGCGTGGCTTTCCTGGGGTCATTGGGATGTTTGGCGGCAATCCATGCCTGCACCCAAACTTTGAGGAACTGTGTGAGATTTTCAGGGAAGAAGTTCCGGACAAAGACCAACGTGGCCTTTGGAGCAATCGGCTGTTTGGTAAAGGGGAGATTTGCAGAAAGACATTCGGGCCACACTCCAATCTGAATGTCCATGGAGTACAAGAAGCGTGGGACGAGATAAAAAGGGATTGGCCGGAGGCAAGACCAATACAGATGGGTCTTGTCGATCCGTCGCGCCATGGCCCTATCTTTGGGTCTATGCTTGATTTGGGGTACTCTGAGGAAGAGATGTGGCAACTGGTTGGCTCCTGTTACATAAACCAAACGTGGTCAGCAGCTATTACGTTGGTAGACGGCCAGCTTAAAGCTTACTTTTGTGAAATCGCGGCTACGATGGCCGAGATAACAGGGGACGCAAGCCGTGGCATGGACGTCGAGGATGGTTGGTGGGCGCGTTCGATGCCACATTTTGAGGAGCAGGTCAGGCATTATTGCTCTCGGTGTTTAGTTGCCATGAACCCAAGGAAGATATCGTCTGTTGGCAGCGAGCCGGAGCAGTACACAGAGGTTTGGAAGCCATTGATGTTGACAGTAAATGGCAGAGAGTTAAAACAAGTGTTCGACAAGAAGGAACTGGAGGGCGGTGGCCCTGCCACCAAGTACCTTCCGAAAGGTGTTATGCCAGCGGGTTATAAGGAGTGCTGAAAATGGAACCGATTACCTACGGCTGTGGGTGTGTCAATAAGGTGGACGAGGACTGGGGGATTTTGCGGTCTTTATCCAAGTGTGATTTCCATAAGAAAGAATCTGGGAAGGGCGGGTACTTTTATTACAGGATGATTGGTATAATTGGGGAGGACTACCCGCGTTTCACAAAGATAGCGAACGAAATGATTGAGGGGCTAGAGGCTGCTGGTCTTGACTTTACAAAGATCAATGGCAGGGGAAAGCGTGTGCTGGAGGTTGCGTCTGGTGTAGCGCCGTACTGCCCGTTGTTGCTGCGCTTGGGCTATCAGTACGAAGCCATTGAAGCAGAGCCATGGTCAGCAACATGGGCAAGGTCGGCCTTTGGTGTTACTGTTCACCAGTGCTGGTTTGAGGAGTTTACGTCACAGCACAAGTATGGGTTGGTTTTGGCAGCCCATATTGTTGAGCATCTCAAGGATGCCCCTGCTGGGCTACAGAAGATGCTGGACCTGCTAGAACCGGGAGGAAGGATAATTGTAATTGTGCCTAATGACGAAGATCCTGTCAACCCAGACCATTTGTGGTTCTTCGACCAGGATAGTCTGAGGTCCACAATGGAACGAGTCGGGTTCGTAGACATAAAAATGTCAATGTTCCGGCGGGTCCCTCAGGAGCAATTTATCTACTGTACGGCAACTAAGGGAGAGTAGTGCCCTATGAACCTGAGGGGCATAGTTGTGTGTGTTGACTATTCTGACCTGCTTCGCAAGTCTTTGCGTCGTTGGCATGTCGGGCTAGATCGGTTGATTGTCGTTACATCTACACGGGACGTCAAAACACATCAACTTTGTGAGAGCCTCAACATAGAGACACATAGGACAGATGTTTTTTATGCTAATGGGGCTTCCTTCAACAAGGGGGCTGCTATGTCGGAGGCCATATTTGCAAAGGGGCTGCGGGACAACGCTGATTGGTTGATGACATTCGACGCCGATATTGTGCCGCCAGAGGATTGGAGGGCACAGTTACTGAAGAATCCGATAAATTGTGGGAAAATCTACGGGGCCTATCGCCACATGGCACCAGAGGACACCGAGGACTTCAGTATTAGTGGCAGGCCGAGGATGCCACAGGGGTGGGTAATTGGCTTCTTTATGTTGTTTCATTCAAAGGACCCATGCCTGCCACCAGCGGACCACCCTTTGTTTGATATTCATTGGCCACATGCTGGAAACTACGACACGATTTTTTGTCGTAGGTGGCCAAAGCAAAACCAAATTATCTTGACTGCACCTCGAATGATCCATTTGGGGGAGGAAAGAAGGAACTGGACCGGGAGATTCAATACACAAGAACTGGCTGCGGTCCTGGCAAAGCGTAGGGTACATGAAGATTGGGGCAGGGAGAAAATGAAAAACCCTCCAGCCCTTTACGCAAATGGGCGGCAAGTCTGGCCTAAAATTTAGTGCTCTTGTTGTGCATGAGTAGCCGTATAATATCTTGCACGCAAACGTTTAGGTCGTTTAGGTGGGAAATGAGCAGCAGGCCCAGATTCCGGTACAAGGCCCCCAAGGCAATGAAAGGCCCGGTCAAATCCCACATAATTCGTCGTTTGTTTGAGAAGTCCAAAGTAGTAATGCGTGGTGGTTGGAAGTGCTGGGAGTGGCAGGGCTACTTAGACAAGGACGGATATGGCAGGATCAGTGTTGGCGCATCTATGCGGGGCCGCGCAGTGCACCGGGTTGCTTTTGTGGCCTTTGTAAGAGATTTGGAAGACAATGAAACTGTGGACCATAGGTGCCTAAACAGAAGGTGCATAAACCCAGATCATTTGATTGCAATGTCGCAGTCGGAGAATGTGGCGGATGCGAATCGTAGGCGTGGTGGCAAGCAGATCAAAACTGTTCCTTTTTAGCATTGTGCCAGTTATTGCATTCATTTCACAATAAAACCACTGCAAGCAACTTTCTGCAAATTTTTGTTGCATCATCAGTCGCCTATCTTTTTTTGCTCCTATAATATGTAGACATAGGCTGCATGTTAGCCGGAGACCTGAAAAAGGCTGGGACCATGAAATCAAGCTTTTGTCAGATTCAGTGCAACAAATCGGGGGCAGTGCGGTACGACCGGATGAATGGCAGAGAGTATGTGGTCGTACCAATGGTTATGATTGTTGAGGGTGTTCTCAACGGATCTGCTGGCCCCGTACTTTATCCCGCTGAAGAACTTGAGAAGTTCCCAGCTTCTTGGAACCACAAGCCGGTTGTTGTTTACCACCCAGAATTGAACGGCCAGCCGCTTTCTGCGTGTGACCCTGATATCCTTACTGTGCAGGGCATTGGCCTGATTATGAACTCGTCCTGGGAAAAAGAGGACGGGAAGAAAGGCAAGCTTAAGGCAGAGGCGTGGCTGGAACAAGCGCGGGTTGAGGAAGTTGACGAGCGGGTGGCCGAGGCTATCAAAAACAACCAAACGCTGGAGCTGAGCACTGGTTTGTTCTTTGACGCCGAACTTCAGGAAGGTGAGTTCGATGGCCGCCATTACAAAATGATCGCAAGGAACTACCGGCCTGACCATTTGGCGGTGCTGCCGGATAAGGTGGGGGCGTGCTCCGTGGAAGACGGAGCAGGATTCCTTCGGGCAAACGAGTTGCCTGATACACACTTCCTAACTATTAAGGGACGACGGCTTTTCCAGGTAAAGGATGCTAACGGAGAGTTTGACGTTGCACTCATCCAGAAAGCCATTGACCAAATTCCATCTATGGAAATGGAGGGTGTGACTGACAACCAGCGTGCGGCTATGCTGGCAAGGGCGAAGCAAATGCTTCGCAAGGCCAAGAAAATGGCTGCCAATGCAAGGAAAGAAAAATACTCCTTCAATACCATCCGCGAGTCTCTGAACGCCGCCATCCGCAATCTTGGTGGCAAAGAGATGTGTGGCCGGTGGGTTGTAGATGTGTTTCCGTCGACCTTTGTGTTTGAGGACAACGGAAGCATGTTTCAGCAGGGTTACAAGATGGACGGCGATGTAGCCGTGCCAACTGGGTTGCCGACGCGTGTTATTCGTCGCTATCAGTACGTTGAGGCAGCTAACGCAAAAATCGTGTCCAATGTTCAATATGAGGAGCTAATAATGACCAAGGACGAGATGATTGCCCACCTGATCAAGAGTGGCCAGTGGGATGACAATGACAAGGAGTTCCTGACGGCCCAGAACGAGGAGCATTTGAAGTACCTCGTCGACAAGGCGGGCAAAGCTGTACCTGTCAAGCCGGAACAGCTCGTGGCAGACAACAAGGAAGCAGTTGCCAACGCTACCAAGGCGGGGGCGGCTGGGGTTGAGCCCAAGGCTCCTCAGACTGTGGATGAGTACATTGCTGCTGCCCCCGAGGGCATCCGCGAAGTGCTGAACCATGGTCTGCGTGCGCACAAGTTGGCCAAGGAAACGCTGATTGGCAAGATCATGGCCAACAAGCGGAACAAGTTCACCAAGGACCAGCTCGAGGCAAAGAGCCTGGAGGACTTGGAGGGCATGGCTGCACTGGTGGCCGAAGATGCGCCTGTTGAGAACGTTACCGTTGCCAATTACGCGGGGCAGGGTGAGGTTGTTGACAACAGCGCGGAAGAGGAGCCGTTGCCCATCCCGGTGATGAACTTCAGTAGCAACCAATAACATACTGGGCTTCGTTGGCCCAGTGTGTATAATGAAATAACAAAGGCGTAAGGCCGATCTGGCAAAAGGAGTTTCGCAATGGTTGGGAACGCAATTCAGGTTGACGGTGATTGGGGCGACTACAAGCGCGAGGAGGCTAACGGTAGCGGCACCATCAAGCCCGGCTACTTGTTAGAGAAGGAAGCTAACGGTAACGTCAAGGCCCACAGTACGGAAGGGGGCCGAGGGCTGGTACAGGTCGCTGTGGAGGATGCACTTCAGGGCAAGACCTACCTTGACAGCTATACCAATGGCAGCAAAGTGCAGTACAACATCCAGCGCCCCGGCACTCGCTTCCATGGGATTCTGAAGGCTGGCGAGAACGTGACCATTGGCACTGAGCTCATCTCGGATGGGACAGGGCGGCTCATTGCCTTGGCCAGTGCCAGCAGTGCTGCCAGTGTGGAGAAGGTGATGGCCTACGCCGAGGAGGCGTTGGACCTCACTGGCTCCGGCGCGGTGGATACGCACATTTGTGTACGGGCAGCGTAAGGCTCAACACTTGTAGGAACTAAAGCGGACAACAGAGTGGCCGCATAACCCGAAACATTAGGAGCAAAAAGAAATGGATTACATACTCAATGGGAAAGGATACGGAGATATTGCCGATATCCTTATTGCGAACGACTTCGATCCTGGGGTGCTGCGGCCCTACATCGGACAGGGTGGGCGCAGCTTTGTGAACCGAAACGGCAAGGCAGTGGTGACCAATACCCCGGCCACTCTGCTCAAGGACGAGTGGATCCAGCTTGACACGGCCGTGATCAAGGCGGCGACCCCCCGCCTCAAGTTCGTGGCTGACGTTCGTGCGCGTGGCCTGACCTACAACATCCCTAATGGTATGGGCAAGACTGTTCTTCAGAGTCAGAACGTTGGGGACATCAACGATGCCGTGATCTCGATGGACGGCCTGAAGCGTGGTGAGAACGACCGGCCGCATTTTGACATTGAGAACCTGCCCTTGCCGATCATTCACAAGGACTGGTTCTTCAGTGCCCGCGAGTTGGCTGCCAGCCGCAACGGTGGAAGCCCGCTGGACACCACCATGGCCGAGCTGGCTGGGCGGAAGGTGGCCGAGAGTGTTGAGAAGTTGGCCCTTGGCCAGCTTGCTACCTATACGTTCGGTGGCGGCACCATCTACGGCCTCTCCAACACCCCGCACGCACTCAGCAAGACCCTTACTGCGCCGACTGATTCGGGCTGGACCCCGAAGACGCTGGTCGAGGAGATCCTGGAGATGCGCAAGCAATCTCAGGATGCCTTCCACTACGGCCCCTGGGTGCTGTACTTTGCGCCTGCCTGGGACATTTACCTGGACCAGGACTACAGCGACAACAAGGGTGACATCACTCTCCGGCAGCGTATCCAGCAGATCACCGGCATTTCTGCCGTGACCACTCTGGACTACATGCCCGATTACGACGTGGCTATGGTGCAGATGACGTCGGACGTGGTTCGCATGGTTGTTGGTATGGACATTATCAATATCCAGTGGGACACGAACGGCGGCCTCCAGAAGAACTTCAAGACCATGTGCATCATTGTGCCGCAGTTCCGTGCCGATCAGAACGGCAACACCGGTATCGTGTACGGCAAGGTGTAAGCCTTATCTGGCTGACGATTTATCGGACCTTCTATGTGGCCGGGCGGCTTAATCGCCCCCGGCCACTAGTAGGACCGAAACCTAACACAATTCTTTTCAGAACAGGAGACCAGAAGTGCTTTTCAGATTAAAGCCCAACGTGGGGACGCATGTGGAGGGGCGTGGCGCAAGCATTGTGACCTACCGGGCAGGCGACGTGGTGGAAAGCGACAAAGACCTTGCCGCGAAGTTTCCCCACAAGTTTGAGCGCATTGCTGAGATTAAGCCTGTGGCTGCACCGAGCCAGCAGGCCCCTGCCCAGGCTGAGGCGGCTGCTGTCGTGCCCGAGACGGCCCCAGACAAGCCCGCCAGCAAGCCCAAGGGCAAGCCCGGCAGGCCCAAGGGGCAGGACGTTACAGCCCAGTTCTCTGGGGCTGCCGAGAAGGACCTCAAAATCGTGTTGAGGGACGATTTGTACGTGGTTTACGATGCAGATCGCCCCACTGTGGTACTCGACAACTTCGAGACCAAGGACGCATTGACGGAGTGGCTATCGAAACAGTAGTCATGCAGTGGAAGCCAGAACAACTTTGGGAAGGGGCTGACGTCTTTATCATAGGCGGAGGCCCCTCTTTGCGTTCCTTTGATTGGACAAAGCTGATTGGCCGAAAGACAATTGGCTGCAATGATGCATTTCGGCTTGGCCCTGATGTTTGTGCAGCGTGCATCTTTGGGGACTTACGTTGGTTTAACGTTCATAGAAAGGCTTTGCAGGAGTTTCCAAACCCTGTTTACACAAATCAGCCATCTTTGCATGATGGCAAAGGTGTGCCTTGGCTAAGAACATTGCCAAGGAAGCCAAAAGGGCTTCATAAGGATGCCCTAGGATGGGGCTGCAATACAGGGTGCTCTGCTATTAACTTGGCCTTATTGCTTGGGGCTAGGCGTGTGTTTTTGCTTGGCTTCGACATGCAAGTTCTGGACGGGAAGACTAACTGGCATGATGCGAATATAAGCAAGCCAACTGATGCGACCTACAAGAACTACCAAAAGGGTTTCGCTGCAATTGCTAAAGACCTGCCAGTGGTTTTTCCCGGCTGTTGCGTTTACAATTGTGGGAAGGAAAGCCGTTTACAAGTGTTCCCGAAGGTGGATCTGGAGGCAGCTTTGTGTGGCGTTATCTCCCCTGTTTGTGGCTAGTTTGGTGTGCGCCATCTGCACTTCAGGTTGGTAGCACCACTCAACCAGCATTTGAGCTCGATGTGGTAGTTCACATGGAGCCAGGGGCAGTGCAGATCCCAGTTCAACCTGGGGCTATGGCTGTAACCACACCACCCATACCAGAGTCCACAAGCTACTCGTTTGGGCTAGCCTTGTTCTTTATAGGGCTGGCCATTGCTGGTGGCATCATCCATTTTTGGTGGGCACGGAAGAGGAAAAATGGCAAGAACTAGTGCAGCATCCGTGCAAGGTATCATAGAGACGGAAGCGTCCATCAGCCTTACTCCATTTATTGAGGCTGCTAATCAATTGGTGACTGATGTTTGCACTAGTTCTAGCTACACGGATGAAAAGTTGGAGCTGATCGAGCGGTGGCTGGCAGCCCACTTTTACGCTGTCCGTGATATGCGTCCTGCGGAGGAGGCGGCTGGTTCTGTCCGGCAGCGGTTCCAGTATAGGGTCGATTTGAACTTGGCTGTGACTGTGTACGGTCAGCAGGCAATGCTTTTGGATACAGCGGGAAATCTTGCTGCACTGAACAAACGGATTACCGAGGGCAGGACACAAACGTTTGGACAGGTTTCGTGGCTAGGGACAGAGAACTGGGGGGTAACTGAAGAAGCATGGGCATAGAAACGCGAATGCTGAAGCAGGATGCCCTTTACTGGGGACCCCCAGTAGAGAATGGGGATGGTGGGTTCGATTACCCTGATCCGGTGGAGATAAAGTGCCGGTGGGAGGAAGTTGTAGGCGAAGCAAAGGACACAATGAGCCATGAGCTGGTAAAGGACTCCACAGTTTATGTAGATCGTGATGTGGAGGTTGATGGCTACCTGTGCTTTGATAAGAGCCTCTCGGCAGTTGAGGGAGTCCCGGCAGACAAAGTAGAAGGTGCTGTGCGGATTAAGGGGTTTCAGAAAATACCGAACTTTCGGGCGACTAAGTTCTTGCGGGTGGTGACGATCTAATGCCGGACACACTATTTAGTGGTGATGAGGCAGAGGATCTGTTTGAACGGACGTATGGCAGGCCAATAAGGCCCAATGAACGAGGGCCTAGGCCGGGTGCCCCGTTAGCCCGGCAGATACCTGGGGCGGCTGGTGCAAGAAGCCAAGCACAAGCCCTGATGAGCAAGAGGTACAGTGGCCGCATACGGGGGCTAGACGTCGTAGAGGCGAACCTACGAAGGCTGGCTAAAAAGATGAAATCAAACGTTCGCCCGGCAATGACGCAGGTGGTTACATTGATCCAACGGGAATCAATGGAACGCACCCCAATAAGAACGGGATTTCTGCGGGCCAGCCATCGTTCGACTGTTCGTGGGACTGGCCGGAAGACTGTTGGCACTATCTTCGTGACGGCTTCTTATGCTTTGTTTGTGCACGAAGCGTCGCCAACCGTAAAGTTTAGAAGTGCTTGGCCCCGTGGCCGAAAGTACTTGGAGAGGGCTGTAACAGATAACCTCGACAAGATTTTGGCTATCATAAAAAGGTGGATGAGGCCAAGGTGAGCGTGATCTGGACACCAGTTGCGAGAATTATCCGTGCCTACCTTGTGGAGCAAGGGGTGGGTGCTGAGTATTCTGAAAATGCTGAGTGGCCCATTGCTACAGCGGCAAGCCCGGAGAAACCGGATGATCTGATTACAATCTTTGATGAAGCTGCGGTTAAGCGTGGACGAACAGTTGACAGTGGTGTGCTTGAAGATCCTGTGGTGTTGATCGAAATCCGTAGCAGGCGTCACGAAGATGGATTGTATAAGGCAAAGGAAGTTCAAGAGGCAATGGACTCCCTGAGCTTTTGGGAATGGTCTGGCGTGTTTGGAGAACACAGCGAGACTATAAAGATCGCAACGGCAAGGCGGGCAAGAGGTATTTTCCCGCTTGGCCGAGATGAGAACAATAACTGGAAGTTTAACCTGGAGTATACTCTGGTGATCCAGAGCATCACTTAAAGCGAGGTGGCCAGTGCAAGCCAGGACACTCAAAGACGGGTTTGGCATACAGATTACCTTCGGGACTGGCCTGAGTGGCAGAGACTACTCTGGTATCATGCTTTTGCTGGACCCCACGAGCGTTACGCCTCCTGGGCTGGAGGGTGGG